ATACTACCACTCAAAGGCGGTCTTGCTATGGGAGTCGATGTCGGCGGTGGTGGCGACAGTAACGTCGGGGGCTTACACGATACCCGTCAGGCGTGGGTAGAGTTTGAAAATCAGACAGAGGACACTATGACCAATATCTCTGAAATTGACAGAGTCCAAGAGAAATACGACGGCTGTAAATTGAACACTCCAAAAGATGAGCCACTAAAACTCGAGGACGAAAACATCTTTATTGATGACACTGGAATAGGACACGGGGTTTGCGACAGAGCGGTTGAATTAGAAAAGGGCTACAATAAATCTATATTCGGAGCGAAAGCCACCGACCCAAGTCGTTTCTACAATTCAAAGGCGGAAATGTACTGGAAATTTTTTGTATTTGTCCGAGACGGTGGGAAGTTAGTAGCTGGTCAAAAATATTGGCTGGCAGAACTCAGCGAAATAAAATACAAGACGTCGAGTGATAAGATTATTAAATTAGAACCAAAAGAGGATATGAAAAAAAGAACCAAGGGAAAATCGCCAGACCACGCCGACGCCATCGCCCTATCTTTTGGAACTCCAACGGACAGACCTTATATTTTTTCTGTTTAATTTGTCTATAATTAGAATATGAATATAATTGATAAAATAATCCAAAACGTCGCTGTCAAATCAGGCGAGCAAGCCAGCACTAGCGGAGTGTCGGGATTTCTGAACCTGTTAAAAATGTTCGGAGTCTCGGGGCAGTATTCCAAAAAAGATTTATATGTCGGTCTAGTTTATAGTTGTATTGACGTTTTAGCCACCTCTGTATCGAGTGCTGAATTTCATCTTTATAGAAAGAACGGAAAGGAAAAAACAATCGTCGACAGTAATCACCCAGCATTTACTCTCTTACAAAGACCTAACCAATTTCAAACCTCTACCGATGTTTTATATCTACTCTCTTCGATGATGGATATTCAGGGCAAAAACTTTATGTATCTAAATAGAGTAGAGGGTGGCGACCCTCGTGAGATTTGGGTTTGCGACCCTACCTCAATCGAGTTGATGTTTGTAAACAAACTCCCCGCTGGTTTTCGCTCTCTCTCCAATCGCTCTGAAAAATATACTACTGACGAAATGTTGATGATACATCGACCAAATCCTTTCAATCAATGGGAAGGACTCTCAACCCTCGAAAAAGCTCGTCAAGAGTCAGAGGGGGATATGAACGCTAGTAAATGGAACGCTAAATTTTTCGAGAATGGCGGTGTCCCATCGGGTTTGATTTCTATTGACGGAGCGATGACTGACAAAGACCGAAAAGAATTGAGAGACAAATATCAAGAGTCGAACGCTGGTCTCAAAAACGCTCATAAACCTATCGTCCTCGGTGGTGGTGCTAAGTGGCAAGACATCGGATTAAAACAAAGAGATATGAGTTTCGTCGCTCAAAGAGAAATGAGTGAGGAAAAGATTTTGAAAATATTTAAAACTCCAAAGATATTACTTGGCGGAACTGACGGGATAAACTACGCAACCTCAATCACTGCTCGTCAAATTTATGCTGAACAGGTAACAGCCCCACGATTAAAATTACTCTTCGAGAAATTAAACAGATTTTATTTGCCAATGTTCAAAGGAACTGAGGGAATGGAATTTGAATTTGAGTCTCCAATCCCTGAGGATAGAGAATTTAAACTCAAATACTATCAGGGTGCTAAATGGCTATCTTACAATGAAATCAGAGTCGAAGAGGGTAGAGAGCCAATACAGGACGATAAATACGACTTGCCTCAGGGTGGTAATAGTAATAGTGGCGTTGACCCACTACTTGCCCTCGGTGCTGGTGATGTTAAAAAAAAAGGAACTGAGGAAGTAGTAAAAAAAGATTACGTCCCAAAGACTAAAGCCTACTATAAAAATCGTCGATTACAAAAGGCATATCAAAACAAAAAAGAAAAATATATCGTCCAAAATATAAAGACAATGTCTAAAGGTTTAAAGCCTATTTTCGAGGACTATATTAAATCTTTCAAAAAGAAAAGCCTAACCTACCAAAATAAATCTATTTTAACCGACGGTCTCAGTGCCTCTCAGATTTTCAATTTCTTAATGCCAAAGGGCGACGACTTTGTTAAATCTCTTTACACTGTCATCTCTAAAAATAGCCAAGACGCCTATGTCGATGGTCGAGAAAATATGAAAGATACCTATAATTTCAAGAGCGACGCTACTCTCTCTCATATTTCAGCGATTGCTTTGCTCGATACCCGAGCTAGAAACACGGCGGACGGGGTAAGTAAGACAATCAATGCCGACGTTTTGAATATCATCAAAGACGAACTCGCCAAAGATAGCTCGAGTATTAAATCAATTCGAGAAATGCTGAAAACTTATTTAACCGACAAAGAGGATTACCAAGTTGAAAGAATAGCCAAAACTGAGTTAGCCTATGCCTACGCCAATGGCTCTCGACAAGAAATGTACGCCAGTGGTATCGTTAAACAAATCCAATGGCTCACTGAGTCCGACGCTTGCGAAGAGTGTCGAATGAATGACGAGGAAATCGTTGATTTAGGGGGAAGTTTCAAGAGTGGCGACCAAGACTCACCAGTTCACCCAAATTGCCGATGTTCAACAGTCCCGTATTTACCTGATTAAAATATTTGTTTAAAAAAAATATATAATTAAATTATGAAAACTAAAAAGAAAGAACTCAAATACATTTTTACCAGTGTATCGAAATCTGTTATTGACGAAAAATCAATGACAATTAAAGGCGTCATCGGTTCTGACGTCTCAGTCGATAGACAGGGCGAGTCAATCAATCCTATGGGTTGGAAACTAGACAATTTCAAAAATAACCCTGTTGTTTTGTACGGACACGATTACCACTCTAAGCCAATCGCTAAAGCTACTCGAGTGTGGGTAGAGGACGGTAAACTTTTATTCGATTTAGAATTTGCTAATAGTGAAGACGGGAAAGAGGTATTTGATTTAATGGCTAAGGGTTTTCTCTCTGCCTTTTCTGTTGGTTTCCAAATCCTAGAATGGGACGAAACTGGCGAATTTACTTTTAAATCTTGCGAACTTTATGAGTTGTCTGTTGTCCCAGTCCCAGCCAATCCAAGAGCTTTGAAAGGTGCTGATACTGATACTTTGAGCCGAGTCAAATCTCTCAATGTCAAATATAAAGTCTTTTCAAAAAAATTCTACAAACTTTCTCAGAAAGAATTAGAGATGATTATTTCTAAGACTGTCGAGGTTACTATTGAAAAGAGAGCTGAGTTGAAAAAGGCTAAGGCTCTAGCTGACAAAAAAGCCCTCGATGAAAAGAAAGCCCTTGACGACAAAAAAAAGGCTATAATTAAAAGTAAGAAAGTTAAAAAGTTTGTCAATACTTTTGAGAAAACTCTCAAAAAATTTACCTCGTTGACACAACAATAAAAAAATAGTTTATAATTTATTTATTATTAAAAATTAAATCTTAAAAAAATGAAAATCAAGACCTCTGAGAAAATCAAAAAAATGTTAGATGAAAACCAAAAAGGTTTAGTCGATTTAGCTGTTAAAGGTGTAGTTGAAGTTTTAAAAACTGACGCTAATCGCAAACTCTTTGGTGGTAGCACTGAAAAAGAAATGACCGCTGAAAAGAAACAGCTCGCTGTTGATTACATCAAATCAATCTCTCCAAAATATCAAAACGACAACGGTATGAAAACCGCACTCTTACAAAGAGCTAAAGATGTCGGTGAATTAAATTTGACCGCTGGTACAGGTGGCGACTATACCCCTGACTACCTTTCTAGTGAAATAATCCGCTTAATTCCTACCTACGGCGTAATCAGAAAATATGGACGAGTTGTCCCTGTCGTTTCTGACGTTCAAAAAATCCCTACCGCTGGTGCTGTAATCGCTTACCGTATCGGAGCTGGTGCTAGTTTAATCCCATCAATCCCAGCAACAGGTATTTTGACTCTCCAAGTTGAAAAAATCGCTTGCTTAATCCCATTCGACAATGAATTACTCGCTGACGCTACAATCGGAATAGTTGACTTAATCACTCAATTATCTGCTGAGGCTATCGCTAAGAAAGAAGACACTTGGGGTCTACTTGGTGAAAACTCAGGCGAGGGTATTATGAAAAATGCCTCTGTCCAAGTTGTAACCTTAGCCAGTGCTGAAACTTTCGCAGGTGCTACCCTTGACGATTTAATGGATATGACTGGAAAATTAGACGAAAACGCAGTCAATAACGCTAAATACGCTATGAGTTTCTCGGTGTTCAATGTTTTCAGAAAACAAAAATTGACCACTCAATACGCTCTCCAAAATCCAGCGGGCGGTATGCCAGCAACAATCTGGAATTTGCCAGTAATATTCTCCCCAGTCTTACCAAAGACAACTGACGAAACCCAAGTCGCTACCCCATTCGTTATCTGTGGAAACTTTGATTACTTAATAATTGGAGACAGAGGTGAATACCGAATTGATTTATCAACTGAGGGAACTTACACCGACGGCTCAACTGTTAAATCTCTCTTCGGTCAAGATATGTCCGCAATCCGTATCATCGAAAGAGTCGACATCAAAGTCGCTGAGGCTACTAAGGCTTTCTGTATCCTCAAAACCCACGCTCACGTCGGAGCATAAGTTTAAGAATTTGAAAGAGAGCGAGGGAAACTTCGCTCTCTTAGGTAATTCCTAAATTAAATATTTATTTACAAAACAAAAAAATGAAAGCAATAGTAAAACAAGTCATCTTTAATGGTAATCAGAGATATGATGTCGGCGAAACTGTCGATACCAAAGTTCTCGGAGTTAAACAAAACGACGAAAGAATTGAGCTTATTGAAGAAAAAAAAGACAATTCCAAAGCTAAGGACGTCGCCAAAGCCCCTAAAACAAACGAAACTAAAACTCCCGATACAAAACCAGCCGAAGAAAAAAAAGAGGTAACACAAAATAATAAAATGGTTACCAGTTCAGAGACAAAGTAAAAAATGCCTGACGAAACCCCAGTCGTTGAAATAGTTGACGCTGAATTAAAACAATCAAATTGGTCAGGTGTTACCCCCGCTAATATTGGCGATTTTCTTGACGAAGTAATCACTGGAAAAGAAACCCTCATCGCAAAGATGATTTTAAAAGCTGAGGACGACATCTCGAGCGGTGCTGGTCGTAATTTCAAAATTGCTAATACTATTTACGAGGAAACTCTTGACGCTGGTACTGACAAACTCTATACCTCAAACTCTCCAATCAACGAAGTCCAAAAAATTACTGTCAACGGTAATGATGTCTTTATTAAAGACGGGTCAAACAATACCCTAAATCTCGGAGTCGAGTTTTTAGTCTATCCAAAATATGTCTTTTTCAGAAATGGCATTTATTCGCCCAACGGTTTTGACGAGCAAGCTGTAAAAATTCAGTACACTCTAAAAAAGTTTTGGGGTGAGGACGTTGTCGGAGCAATTATCGAGGCTGTCGCTAAAACATATTTACAGAAAGAATACGGCAATAAAGATGTTTCTCAGATGGACACTGGTACAATAACCGTCGGTTTTAATCAAGAAAGTCGAGGAATTTTGGAAAAAATCGTCGAAAAGTATACTCTGCCTTGCGTCTAAACTGCTATACTTAACTATGGCATTATTACACAATTTCAACGCTATCGTTAAAGTCGAACACGTCCCAAGTTCAGGGGCAAAATCAACAATTTCAGCAACGGCTAAAGTTTTAATTACCCCCGCAACTACCGAGGATAGTATGATTTATCAGAACGTCCCAGTCGGTAATCTATTTAATTTCTATTTCTTTAATCAGAATATCAGCCTAAAAGCTGGTGATATTTTTACTGTTGTCTCAGGCGACTCGACTGTTACCGCTGGTCAGGAATACATCATCAAAGGAAATCCTAAAAAAACTCTTTGCTTTCACAAAATGACGATTGCTGGGGCGTGTGTTATCAATTTAGTCTCGTAATGGCTGGCTACGGTCTCAATGTAAAAATTGAGGGACTCGAGCAGTTAGCGGGTACTATGAAAGGTTTTCCAACTATTACTCGGGGAATTTACAGGACGATGATTGACAATCTAACGAAAGTCGCTCAGGAAGAGGCTGTTAAAAATGCCCCAACAGATACGGGAACTTTGCTACAATCAATCACCACTCGAATAGGATTACAGAGTCAGCAAATAGTCGGCGAGGTTTTTATGGGCGAAATGAAACCATACTTTGCCTATCAGGAATATGGTACTGGAATTTATGGCTACAAAGCCAAACCAATCACTCCAACGAAAGGGGAATATTTGAATTTTCGATTAAAAGACGGCACTTGGATACGGACAAAATCTGTCAAAGGTGTCCCAGCCAAAGGCTTTATGAAAAAGGGTCGAGAATTAGCTGGTCAAAAAACACCCGAGGAAATGGCGAAAGCTAAAACAAAATTAGTAAGTTATTTTTTAACTGGAAAATAATAGTAAAATTAAACTATGAATAATTACACCAGCTTGATTGACAAATTAGTTGATGTCATCAAAACAAAAAATATCACTGGTCTTGGGACGAAAGTTTTTGGAACTGACGAAATCGTTTTTAATGCTTACCCAGTTTGTACAATTTCCCCTCTGAGTTTTAACAGTGAAAGAATTACGATGACAGATACCAAAGTAAATACTTCGGTGGCTATTAGAATATGGGGAAAGATAGAGCAAAACAAAGATGATGTCGAGAGGACGATTGAGGATATTGGCGAGGCAATACAAACCCTCTTAATTGACAAGGTTACTCTTGAAAATACTCTCGTCTCTACTGAGCCACTTTCGGGATTAGTCGCTTATCCTGAGAGATTTGGTGAGGCTCTCTTTATGTATGAAATCAAATACACTGGCTCAATTACTGAGCGACGCATTTAAAAATAGTCTATAATTAAATTATGAATAAATATATTTACAACGGTTCAGGTTCAATCGTGTTACAGGGAGTCGGCGAAATTGTCGCTGGGACACCTTTCGAGACTGAAATCGAAATCAATCACCCTCTTATTTCTGAATATAAAGATTTGCCAAAATTCAGTAAAAAGGAAAAAATTAAAGTTATCAATTCTAAATAAACAAATATATTTTTAAAAATATATAATTAAAATATGGAATACTCAAACGGACTATTAAACAAAGTTAGCATAGGGAAAGAGTCAACTTTTGGCTCTGCTGTTACCCCTACAATTACTCTAAACCTAAAACCATCTGGCGGTCTTTCCGAAGAACTCGCTAAAAATGGAATTGAGGGTTTAACTGGTAGCTTAGCCAAAAACAAAGCATTTTCAAAAGGTAAGAACACCATCAAAGGCTCTTATGATTTGAACGCTATCCCT